GGGGGTGTCGGTGTTGCTCCGATAGGAGGGGCACATGTACGGGGACCTGCCAAGTTTGATGACAAAGCACTCGCTCTCGTTCAGAGGGCACAAGTACAGCGTGTCACTGGAGGCTGAGTTCTGGCGCATGTTCAAGGCGATGGCTCGTGACCACGACATGACGCTCGGACAGTTGTACTGGGGACTTGAGAAATCGTGTCCCGAAGGGAGCACGATGACGTCACACATCCGAACAACGATCCTCAACAGGACCATCGCGCGGGCGAGGGCGGCCTGACATGGCGGCCGTGACTCAGCTGAAGTCCGTCTACGACGGCATGCGCAACTTCCTGGCTGGGTTCGGCGACCCGGCCAAGGACAAGAGCGCTGCGCAGAGGTTCGTGCTCGAGCTGATTGACCCCGAACAGCTAAACGCCGCGTACCGTGGTGATTGGCTGTGCCGCAAGATCATCGACGTTCCGGCGTTCGACTCGTGTCGGGCATGGCGTGACTGGCACGCGGACGACGATGAAATCGAGCTGATCGAGGAGTGCGAGAAGGACCTCGGCATTCAGCGCAAGCTGATGCAGGCGATGTCGAAGGCACGGCTGTTCGGCGGCGCTGCGTTAATCATGGGCGTCGAGGGCCAGAAGTTCGAGGAGGAGCTGGACGTCGAAAGCGTCGGCGAGGGCGACCTCGCGTTCGTCCATGTTGTGTCGCGCTGGGAGCTCGAGGCTGGGACGCTGATCAAGGACCTGACGTCTCCGTGGTATGGCGAGCCGAGCTATTACAAGCGCACGAACACGATGACGATTGCGCAGGAGCAGGTGAAGCCTCCGCTCGAGCTATCGTCGCTAGGTTACAAGCCAGGGGATGAGCTGCTGATCCATCCGTCGCGGGTGGTGCGGTTGCTAGGGTTGGAATATCCCGACCTGAGCTACTCGCAGGACTCGTGGTCGGACAGTTGTCTCCAGCCGGTGATCGACGCGGTGAAAGCGGCCGGGCTCGTCAATAGTTCGATTGCGTCGATGATTGCTGAGGCCAAGCTCGACGTGATTAAGATACCAGGGCTACTGGAGATGTTGTCGACCACGGTTGGCACCGAGAAGTTGCGCAACCGGTTCTCGTTCACGATGGCGGCGAAGAGCACGGTCAACGCCACGCTGATTGATGCGAATGAGGAGTGGGAGCGGATCGCGCTGACGTTCAGCAACATGGACCAAGTGATGGGCATGTACATGAACGTCGCTGCAGGAGCTGCCGACATCCCAGCGACACGATTACTTGGGAGAGAGCCGTCAGGCATGAACGCGACGGGTGCTTCCGACATCCGAAACTACTATGATCGGCTGCAGTCTGAGCAAGCAATCAAGGTCCAGCCTGCGCTCGCGCGATTGGATGAGGTGCTCATACGCCACGCCTTAGGGGACCGCCCAGAAGAGATTTATTACACATGGAAACCTCTCTGGCAGATGGACGAGGTTCAGAAGGCGGACGTGTGGTTGAAGAAGGCGCAGGCGCACAAGATCGATGTGGACACGGGGCTGATCAATCCGGATGTGCTGCGCGAGGCGAGAGCGAACCAGGTGATCGAGGACGGGTTCTACCCGGGCTTCGAGCAAGCGGCGGCGGAGAACGATCTCGAGCCGGACGAGGACGAGCACGACATGCTCGAGCTGGAGACCAAGAAGCAGGGGTTGATCAACATGAGCATGCCGCCGGCGCCTCCGGGGGCGAAGCCGGTGCCGGGGGCGGTGCCGAAGACGAACGGGTCCCGGCCCCTGGCCACGAGCGGGAAGACGGCGAAGCCGCCGGTGGGCTGAGGACTCCGAGGACGCCGGCTGATGGCAGCCTGCTCGTCTACACTGAGAGTTCTGACACCAAGCGAGCGAACGAGCTGCGCATTAAGCGGTATAAGTGGGACGCTGACGTGCTGCTCGAGTTGATGAAGGAGGAGTTCGGTGAGCCCCGTGCGGACATCTACCCTGGGCTTGATTCCGGGGCGAAGGCAAAACGTCGCCCGCCCCTCGGCTGATCAGGCGCATGCGAAGGCTGCCGAGAACATGGCGGGCCACGACGTGCTGCCGAGCTCGTTGCGCATCTTTCTCCACGAGTGGGCGTGCGCGTTTCCGCAGAAGGCGATCGTGCAGATCGTCGACACGCTGAAGAGTGGACATGGCGTACGGATCACATCGCCCGATGGCAAGGTGCACGAGATCGTTCCGGACCCGCCTCAACGCCGATGAGGTCGGCATGGAAACCCACGTGGTCACCATCGCGGTTGAGTTCGCCGACGCGCGCATGCCGTCCGCGTTCTCCTGTGAGCTGTTCCGCGGCAATGCGTTGGAATGCCAGCGCTTGGCGGTGATGATCCCCGGCTGCAGCCACGATCGTCGTAGGCTCGCGTCGACTCAGGTGAATTGGGGCACCATCGAAGCGTGGGAACGCTGGGTGAGCAGCGCGCAGTGCGTTGACCCGTTATGACGCTGGACTGGAGTGGCGTCTGGTTTCTGTGGCTATCCGCGTTGTTCGTGACCTTCATCATCTTGGAGGCGCGCGCGATCAACAAAGGCGGGGTGACGCTGTCGGCCACGGTGCGTGGCTGGGCGGAGACTTGGCCGCTGCTGCCGTTCGCGGTCGGGATCGTGTTCGGAATGCTGGGCACGCACTTCTTCTGGCCGTGGTGTCCCGAGACCATGCAGCCGCAATGTCCGCCATGTGCGGAGGTGGTGGGATATGAGCGAGACCGAAATCTGCAACCGACTGTTGCGCTTGCTGGGCGGCCCGGAGGCGGTGGAGTTGTTCTTAGCTGCGCCGCACCCGTTCCTGCGCGGCCAATGTCCGCAGCACCTGTTGGATTGCGGCAAGTTCAATGACCTCGCCATAGTCGTCGACAATTTGCGAGTGCGGCTAGAGTGAACATCCACGCGTTCGTCACCGACGCGCGCGGGCCCGATCCAACCGGCACCGCGGGGATCAGACGGAGCTTCCGGGCGGCCGGCAAGCTGCGTCTCAACATGTTCCGCTCGGCGATGCGGCAGGCGGTGATCGAGCACGATGTGCTGGGGCTGGGCGGGGGTGGGCTGGCGCTACAGCCGCCCGAGACCCGGCTGCAGGCTTTCAATGGCTGGGCGCGGGTAGCGGCTGGGCAAGCCCTAGAGGGCCCCTGGCTAAGCCAATGGGTTGCCAGGGCCTGGGCCAGCGGGGAGGCGGTTGGGGCGCTCCAGACCCGCTCGGAAGCGCCCGGTGAGGGCTCTGGCGCCTGGGCTGAGCTGGCTAAGATCGAGTTGCAGGCGATCGAGGCGGCCGTGGTCCAAGCGCTCATGCGCGAGGCGGCGATCGCGCTCACCAAGCGCCGGGCCAACAAGACCATGACCTGGCGCCGCATGGCCAAGGCGTTCGACAAGGTCGGGCCGCGGCGGGTCATGGCGCTGGCGAATACGTTCTGCGTGGCGTGCCACAACCGCGGACGGCTGGCGGCGTATCGGGCGGCCGGGATTACCAAGGTGGGCGTGGTTGCTGAGAAGCTGCTGCCCAAGCAAGCGTTGCTGCTGCCGGGCGGGTTGGGCGACGCGCTCACGCACGACGCCAAGCACAAGGGCTATCGCGAGAAGAAGCCAGCGCGTCCCGAGTGGGAGTTGAGCGAAGTCACGGAGCCGATCGAGGTCGGCGTACGCACCGCGGAGGACGAGTTCGTCTGTATCGAGTGCGACGCGTTCGCTGCCAATTCGCCGCACGATATTGACGATGTGGAAGACACGTTGCCGATCCATCCGAACTGTCGGTGCACGTGGTTCCCGTGGGACGACAAGCGGTTCAGTCGCGATGAGGCAATCGAGGACGCGCGCAAGAAGACGGAGCGCGAGCTGCTGCTTGAACAGTTGGGGCGCAAACGCCATCGCGCTCTCGCAAGGCTTGCACCGAGGAAGTTCGAGAACAGGTTCCTGCGTGAGGACGCGTGGAATCCGAACCAGCCGCGTGAGCCGGCGGGCACGTCCGAGGGCGGGCAGTTCGCCTCGATCACTGGTGGAGGGATTAGTGGTGGTGCTACCGGCGGGCCAGCAGCACCAAAGAAGAAGCTGTTCGAGCCGTCGAAGGACAAGGCGCACCACGAGATGCGGGTGCAGAACACGCTGCAGAACGAGGCCAAGCGCAACGACAACTACCGCTATATCGTTGGCAAGCTGGTCGAGGAGGCCAAGAGCCACGGTGCCGACGTCTCGATCATAAGCGGGCTCAAGCAGAAGATCGGCGAGTCCTATTACAAGCAGGGGCTGCTCAAGAAGGAGAAGGGGCTGGAGGCGCAAGCCAACGCCATGATCTACAAGGGCAAGCAGTACGGCTATCAGCCGACGCTTGCCGAATCCAATCAAGAGCACGCACCGACGCCCAAACCGGACCCGATCCCGTTTGATCCACCCGAGCTGACGACGGGAGCTGAGCCGGGCACGCCCGCGTATGAAGGCGAGCAAGCCGAGGCCAAGGCCACCATTCCAGGCGCAACGCCGGCCTGGACCAAGGTTGGTGGCCAAGCGGGTAGCGTGGCGGGCGGGTTCTATCTGGCGCCGATGACTGGACAGAAGTGGTACGTGAAGACGCCGAAGACCGAGGCGCACGTCAACGCCGACCTATTATCGAACCAGCTCTACAAGCTCGCGGGCGTGCCGGTCTCGCACGAGGTCAAGACCGTGTTGGAGGGCAAGCCGGCAGTTGCGAGCGAGTTTATCCCGGGTACCAAGACGTACTCGCAAGGGACGCTGGACGAGCAGGGCGGGGCCATCCTGTACCTGCGCGAGAACTTTGCGGTCGACGCATGGCTCGGCAACCGCGACGTGATGGGGCAAGACAACAATAACGTTCTGCTTTCGCCATCGGGGGTCCCGTTCCGGATCGACCAGGGCGGCACGCTCATGTACCGGGCGCAGGGCGAGACCAAGGAGTTCGGCTCGACTGTGGGCGAGATCACGTCCATGCGCGATCCGAAGATCAACGCGCAGACTGCGTCGGTGTTCGGGAACATGACCGACGCCGAGGTCTCGGCGTCCATCGACAAGGTGCTGGCGATCCCGGATTACTCGATTATTGCGCTGGTCAACCAACATGGGCTTGCTGGGCAAGGCGTTGCTGCCACGCTGATTGCGCGGAAGAACTGGCTGGCCGAGTACCAGAAGACGCTCGACGTCCCCGGCGCGGACCTTCCTGCACACGTCAAGGCTGCGGCCGAGGCCGAGATCGAGGCGGAAGCTGCTGAAGAGGAGCTTCTAGGCGGCCAGACCGAGTGGATGACGAAGCTGGAACAGAAGTTCACGAAGGCCACAGCGACAGCGGCCGAACTGGAGAAGGCGAAGAAGACCGGGACGTTCTACCCCGCGCCCACCTCTGAGTTGGGCAAGGCTGTGGTTAAGGCGTTCAACGAGAAGTGGGCGACCAAGACGCCCGAGGCGCACGAGCTGGAGCAGAAGGTCGCCGAGTACAAGGCGACCAAGGCAGCGCTGGCCAAGATTGACGAGATGGAAGCGGAGGTCGCTGCAAAGGCAACTGCCCAGCTCAAGAAGGAACAGGCGGCCGCGACCAAGCTGGCGAAGATCGAGGCAGAGGCTAAGGCGAAGGCCGAGAGCGCCAAGCATCAAGCCGAGCTTGCGAAGATCGCGGCCGACATCGGGATCGATCCAGAGCACGCCGAGCAGGTCGACACGCTCGTTCAACTCGCTGGCGGCGACAAAGCGAAGATCATTCAGCAGTTCAAGAAGTTCTACGAGGAAGGCACCGGAAAGCACGGCTACCCGGTTACGCCGTTCGAAAGCGCGATGATCCAGAGCTACGTCGGGCCGAATGCTTACGCGGCCAACGCCAAGCTGCGCAGCGGCGTATGGGATGACAAGACCCACGTGTTCGCCAACGCGATCAACACTGCGTTGACGAAGATGCCGCCTTACGTTGGCACGATCTACCGCGGGTTCACTGCCGACACAGAGACTCAAGCAACCTATGTTCCTGGCGCGATCATTCAGTGGCATGGCTTTTCGAGCTGCGGAAAGTCGGGCTCGTTCGGCGGCAACATGCAATGCACGATCGAGCCTCTGCCGCCGCATAAGACGCGTGCGAAGGACCTCGGCAAGTTCAACCCGAGCGAAGCAGGCGGTGAGGTGCTGATCAAGGCCCACACGCCGGTCAAGGTCATCAAGGTCGAGGGCAAGCCCGGCGGCACGATGCATGTCCACCTGAAGGAAGTAGAGGCGGTCTATTGAGCGACGATCCGCGCTTCACACAGGACCCTGGCTCGACGGCGTTCGCGACCGAGGAAGAGTGGCGCGAGTACGAGCGTGCGTGGCAGCTCGAGCACAAAGCGATCCTGCGCGCCTACGGACAAACGCCTGACGGCGAGGAGCCTGAGGACGACGAGGACGACCTGGACGATTACGACCACCTATTCGAGGACCTGTGATGCAGCAACTGGTTGGCGTTGGCGCTGACGTGATGGCCCCGCACCCGAACGGTGGGCGGCCGGTGCTCAAGACCGCGCGCATTCTGCTGATCATGCCTGAGCTGGCGATTGTCGAATACTACGAGGACGGGATGCGGCATTGCTTGCCGAAGAACCAACTCAGGGCACCCTTCAAAGCACAGGACGTGAGCCATGCCTTGGTCAGCAAGTAACGCCAAGGAATTCACGTCGAAGGCTGACACTCCGAAGAAGCAGAGAGCTTGGGCCGCGGCTGCCAACGCTGCGCTGGCCAAGCACGGCTCCGACTCCAAGGCGATCCGGATCGCCAATGCCACGGTGGCCAACATGAGCAATGACGCACGTAGGCGCAGGAGCGGGCAGTCACGTGACAAGTTCGGGCGCGAGCTGACCTCCTGGGAGGAGTTCGCGGAGGAGGAGTTGGACGCCATGCCGTTGTTCAAGCAGCCGCTGGTAGTGATTATGGACGCTCCCGCGCCGACAACGCGCATGATGTACGACGCGGTCAAGCTCGACGACAAAGCGCAGGTCTCGTTTACGGCAGACGGCTACTTAAAAGCGCAGCCGCGCATCGCGCGCACAGGGCTCCAGAAGTACCTCGGGAAGGAGTGCGGCCGACCGGAGATGGACACCGTGATGGTGTACCGGCCGGAAAGCAGTGTCTTCCACAACGACGCGATGCACAGCTACTCGCATCTGCCTGTGACGATCGACCATCCACGCTCGATGGTGAACGCGGACAGCTGGCGCAAGCACGCTGTGGGCGAGACGGGCGACGAGGTCGTGCGCGACGGCGGCTCAGTGCGCGTTCCAATGATGCTGCGCGACAGCAAGGCAATCGAGCTGGTCAAGAGCGGCAAGCGGCAGCTCTCGGTTGGCTACGCGTGCGACCTGCAATGGCAGGACGGCTACACCGCAGACGGCGAGCACTACGACGCCGTGCAGACCAACATCCGGGGCAACCACTTGGCCATCGTCACGGAAGCGCGCGGTGGGCCACTTCTTACAATAGGAGACGAAGCGATGACCGAACTTCGGACTGTGATGATCGACGGGCTGCCCTGCCAGATGAGCGACAAGGACGCAGCGATCGTGCAGCGCACGATCCAGAACCTCACCGACGCATTCGAGGCGTTCAAGAAAAAGGCCGCCGACGACGAGGATGAGACCGATAAGAAATGCGACGCGATGGCCAAGGACCTCGCCAGCAAGGACACTGAGGTCAAGACCAAGGACGCGTTGATCCTCACGCTGCAGACCCAGCTCAAGGACGCGCAGGACCCGGCCAAGCTCGACGCCCAGCTCGTCGCCCGCGACCACGTGCGCAGCAAGGCGATGGCGGTCATGGGCCCGACCTTCAAGACGGACGGCCGCAAGATCGAGGACGTCATGCGCGAAGTGGTAACCGCAAAGTCTGGCGTAGGCGACGCGGCGAAGGCCTGGGGCGATCCCGAGGTGAAGGCCGTGTTCGACCACCTCACTGCCGGCCTGCAAGGCGCTCCGCGCGATCCGATCCGCGACGCCAGTCATGCGTTCGCCGGTGCGCCACCGCTCAACATGCAGGGTGCACAAGCTGTCCGAGACGCGGCCTACAACGAGATGGTCAAGGACATGGAAAACGCCTGGAAACCAAAGCCGGCGGCCGTCGCGTCCTAAGCAGCGCGGCGCTTTCGGGTGCCGTGTAGGACCTTGTCCGCCTCGTTCTCTTTCGGCGTCGCCCAGCGCACATGTTGAGGGGCAATGCAAGCGAGGTGGCCCTTACCGCAAGAATGGGCCACCTCGTGGATCAGTGACGGAGCCGGACCATGTACTCGCTGGCAGATGTAGCGGTGGACGTACTGATCTTCTCCGTTAATCCGCGCTCGCGCGTAACCCTTCCCTGCCTTGCTCTTAAACGGCCAGAGCAGACAGCCGTCTCGGTGTGAGAGTGCCGCTTCGATGAAGCGCAAGACTTCCTCGGTGTGGTTGTGGTTCGGATCGCCGTAGCGCCTCCAGCGCTGGTAATGCCTTCGGCAAAAACCGTGGCAATAGAACTTCTCGCTGCAGCCTTCGACTGAGCAGCCATCCCCGCCGTCCGGGTGCGTGATGTTCTGCTTGCGCAGGACCACCAGCGGATTGCCGTGCCTAACCCAACGCTGATGGTGCATGTGGCAAAGACCGTTCGAGCGAACGGGATTCTTGCAGCCACGAACTGAGCACGTCGGCATCGCGTCTTCCTCTCTCTTTACCGGGGCATCCCTACACAGTTACGCAAAGGAGCTAAAGCTATGTCAACTGTGGTCCAGACGGCCTATCCCGTTCAAATGCGTCCTGGGCTTGAGGGCATGATCTCCGACATGTCCCCGAGCGCTGTGCTGACTCACGTGGTTGAAACCGCTGCAGGCATCACGTTCGGCAAGGCCTGCTCGTGGGGCACCGGACCGAAAGGTGCCATCCTCGGCGGCCCCAACTTCATCGGCCTGTCCGTGCGCGACATCACGTTGGTAGGTGCCAACGTTGATCCGCAGAGCTCGGCACAGAACCCGCTCGACTCCTACGGCTACCGCACCAACATCTCGTTGATGACGCGCGGTCATATGTGGGTGCTGCCGCAGGACATCGTGTTGCCCGGCGAGGCGGTCTACTACGACGAGACCATCGGCAAGCTCGGCAACGCCGCTGGTGGTCTCAATGCGTCGGGCTGGGTCAAGTTCGCTGCCAATCCAGCGGCGGGCTCCACGCTGGTGATCAACGGTGCCACGCTGACATTTGTGGCGACGGGCGCGACCGGCGATCAAGCCAATATCGGTGCCACCCTCAACGACACGTTGGTCAACGCCGTGAAGGCGATGAACGACTCTGCGACTGCGGGCTTTGCTGCATTGCAGTTCGCGACCGATCCCGCGCAACCGCTTGGCGGTAGCGGCGGTTCCGACACCATTCTGATCTCGTCAGTGGCGGCAGGGACTGCGGGCAACGCGCTCGCAATCACCTCCGGCCCCACGGGCATGACGAAGTCGGGTGCCACGCTGACGGGCGGCACTGCCGCGGCAACGCTGATCAATGGCGCTAAGTGGCGTCTGGCGGCAATGCCGGGACAGCTCGCTGTCGTCAGCCTCGGCATCCAGTATTAACCGTGCCCTAGGGCTGAGAGGAGCGATCACAATGCTGAGCAATTTTTACACCGCAGACGCGCAACAGCAGGCCCTCGGCTTTCTGATCGCGCAGACGACCTACATCGAGCCGGGCGTCTACAGAATGAAGTATCCCGAACTCAATTATCGGGAGCTGGTGCCGATCGACACGAGCGCACCGGAATGGGCGAAGAGCATCACGTTCTTCTCGGTCGACCAAGTCGGCAAGGCGGACTGGTTCTCGCACCTGGCGCACGACGTGCCGCTCGCCGACATCACCCGCGACAAATTCGAGATGGCGATCGAGATGGCCGCGGTGGGCTATCGTTACACCACCGAGGAGCTGCAACAGGCGATGATGGTCCCGAACGTGAACTTGGGACCGGAGCGCGCGGCCGCTGCGAAGCGTGCGGCGGAGGAGTTCATTCACTTCACCGCGTTGTACGGCGCGGCGGCAAAGAACTGGTTCGGGCTGATCAACCACCCGGCACCGACCGTGATCAACACGGCGCAGACGTGGGCCTATCGGGTCGCGAACAACCAAATCCCGATGATCATGCAGGACGTCAACGGCGTGCTCGCCAATGTGTGGCAATCGTCGTCCGGCGTCGAGATCGCGGACACGCTGCTGCTGCCGATGACGCAGCTCAACGTGCTCACGACCACTGCAATGCCGAACACCACCATGACCCTCATGCAATGGGTCGAAAAGTACAACATGTACACGCAAGAGGCCAAAGCGCCTCTGACGATCCGCGCCGTGCGCGGGTTGGAAACGGCAGGTGCAGCTGGTCAGCCGCGTATGATCGCGTACAAGAAAGACCCCGAAGTAATAAAAATGCATGTGCCCATGCCGCATCGCTTCCTCGAAGTGATGAGGACGGGGCCCATGATTTTCGACGTGCCAGGAATTTTTAGGCTTGCCGGGCTAGAGATTCGGCGGCCAGGGGCCATGCGCTACTTGGACGGGATTTGAGGCAACTCGAATCAAAATGGAAAGGCTGAGGCAATGACGGTATATTAGCGGGACCGGGCCACGCTTGCAACGTGGGTCCGGCCCCTCACCACCCGAGCGTAGGAGGCTCGAATGGCTAAGCGAGTATACCGCAAGACGTACCGCGCGCACGGCGACCTGCCGGCCTTCCTAGAAAAAGCCTGCGCGTACCAAGGCGATGAATGCCTGCTGTGGCCCTATGGCAGAACCGCCAAAGGCTACGCCAGGATCGGAGCGAAGAACTTCGGCACCGTCCTAGTCGCTCGCATCGTGTGCAAGCGCGTCCACGGCGAGCCGCCAACACCGAAACATGACTCCGCGCACTCCTGTGGCAACGGCCATCTCGGCTGCGTCACGCCGAAGCATATTCGCTGGGCAACCAGGAGCGAGAACTACGCGGATTCGGTGGAGCACGGCACAGCGTCGCGCGGCGAGCGCAATGGTCGCGCAAAGCTGACGTGGAAACTGGTCGAGCAAATACGGAAGTCCCGAGGATCGCAGCGATTGCTCGCTGCCAAGTTCAACGTCGATCAACGAACGGTGGGGAGGATTCTCCGCCGCGAAATATGGAGAGAGCCTAATGGCTGACGTGCCGTTCAACCCGAACATGCACCCGGTACCGCAGAAGCAGAACCTAGTGCGTCCGCCGCCGCCCGACCATCCGTACTTCGCACCGATGCGTCCGGAGCCGAGCTGGGAGCGGCTGCAGGAGCCGTCCTCGCGCGTCAAGGTGACGAACACCTCGGAGAACGGCCAGATACATGTCGTGATTGATCGCTTCATGGTCGGCCACGAGCTGCGGGGTGGGCAGAGCGTCGAGATCGAGATGATCAACGACGAGATCGCCCGGTTCCAGGAGATGCGGCGGCCCGACCGGTATTACCCGGTGATCGACCCGGCCAAGCCCGGCCGGCCGAAGCCCTTGCACCCGATCAAGATCGAGGGCGTGGGCTCCATGATCGAGGGGGCGGCCGAGCGCTACGACGAGCGCCAGCGGGCGCTATTTGCCGAGCGTGAGGCGGCGCGCGCGCAAGCGATGGCGGTGCCGAAGGGCAAGGGCAAGGGCTAATGGCCTCGGGCGCGGACATCGCTGCGTTCAGGATTGCGATCCCTGAGTTCGCGTCGATGACCGATCCGCAGCTCTCGAACGCGCTTGACGAGACCGATATGTGGCTGGAGGCGGGCTTGTGGCATCCGCCCGACTTTGTGTGGGCGCGGTGGTACTTGACCGCGCACAACATCAAGATGTCGCTCGGCATCGGCGGCGCAGTGGCCGGCGGTTCGGGCGGCAGCAGCGAGATCAGCTCCGACCTGTTCGTGCGGATGGTGGCGTTCGGCGAGCGGCGCGTCATGTTCGGCGAGCGCAAGGTGTCCACCACGGAGGGCCAGATCACCGGCCCCGGCGCGGCGGAGTTCGACGACACCATTTACGGCCAGAAGTTTTTAAGGTTGCGGAGTCGAAATATACCGCCGATCCTCACGGTATAGTAGCGGAGCCGACTCGCGTTGAAGCGCGAACCGGCCCCTGACCACAACGAGCATTGGAGGCTCGACATGGCTAAGAAGATCGTATTGCTGCGCCGGTTCTACGTCTACGGGATCAAGGTGGACGGCATCGTCCGGTACGTCGGCAAGGGCTGCAATGGCCGCATCTACGCGCACGTGGTCGAAGCCAAGAGCGGCAACCACTGCAACGAACAACTGAGCGCGGCGCTGCGAGACGGACGCGGCATCGAATACATCCTCTTCCGCGACGACCTGGACGAGCGCGGAGCGTTCAAGCTGGAAGCGGCTATGATCGCGAAGCACAAGGACCTTTGGAATAAACCGTTTCACGCCGCGCATGCGCTCAAGTCGCGCTGGCTCGATCCGGCGGCGCGCGCGAAGCACAGCGCAGCGATCAAGGCGAAGTGGCAAGACAGTGACTTTCGCGAGAGCACGAGGGCGAACATGAGGGAGGCGGCGAAGGTTCGCCCGCGCACGACACGCGGACAGTGGGGCTGAGCCATGGTGTTCTGGCGCGGCCCGCAGGTGATGATGGACAGCATCGTCGACGACTTCTTCGCTGAGCCGATGCGGTACGTTCCATGGGGCCCGGTGGGGATCGACGACGACGGGCAACCCGATCCAGCTCGACCGCCGTTGGACACGCGAGCGGCGCTCGTCATGCCGGGCGCGGCAGCATCGGGCGAGGCGGGTTCGGGCGCGCAGGGCATGACGGCAACATACTTGGACACGACGACGTGGTTCTCGATCACCGAGTACAACCTGCTGCCGTACAAGCTGAGCGACCTTCAGCAAGGCGACCGGGTGTATTTTCCCGACCGCAACGAGTGGTACATGATCGACCACCCAATGCCGTCGAAGACAGGACGGCCACAGGTTTACGTTTCGCGGATTCAAGAGAGCACGCTGTGATGGCGCAGTTGTTCGGCGCGTTCTACTGGAGCAAGGCCGACTACGACGCGATCATGGCCAAGTTGGATCAGGTCCTTTTCAACCAAACCAAACCGAGCAAGAGCGAGGAAAAGATCATGAGCGCGTTGGACGATCTGAAGGCGCAAGTTGAGATGAACACCAACTTGGAGCAGTCGGGGATTCAGTTGATCCAGGGCATCGCCCGCCAGTTGGAGGAGGCGAACAACTCGGGCGACAACGCGGCGATCCAGGTGTTGACCCAGCAGTTGCAGTCGAGCGCTGCCGCGTTGAGCGCTGCCATCGCTGCCAACACTGAAGTGACGCCTGTCACGTGAGCCTGCTGCGTCCGATCATCAGGAGCTGCGCCGTCGCCGCGCTCCGGGATCGGACGTGGGCCGGAGCCAACGTGTTCGACTCCGATTTGCAGTCGATGGCCGAGGCGATTCAAGGCAAGGCCGACAAGCCATACATAGTCGTCTATACGGACACTGACGACAGAACTCCTGCCTCGATGGCCGAGATGTATTCGGGCATCGGCCGCAAGATGCAACTCGCAATCGAAATGGGCGTTGCGTCAGCTGTCGCGCTTCCGAACACCGAAGAAATCAGCGTGCGGTTTTCCGCTACGGACGAAGGCCTCGAATGGGCCTGCGACGTGATGGACGGCCAGATTATGGCCGCGTTGTGGGGCGACCCGGATTCGGTGTGGGGAGAGCTGTTGAAGCGGTTTGCGCCGCGCGTGTTGCGCGTACCGTCCCGGCGCGGCGGTCAGGGTTCTGGCGTTAAGTTCGCCGCGAGGCGCACAGTGTACGAGCTCCAAACGATCTATGAGATCGCGCCCGGTGTAGTGCCGCCGGACGTTCACCCGGTGCACGATTTCATCCGATTGGGCAAATCGAGCCTTGCGCCGGTCAACGTCGCCGATCGTGCGCGGACAGTGGAGAAGCTGATCGTGGAGAGCGACCCGCATTCCGCTTGGCTGATCGCCGCTGCGTACATTGGCGGCTCGCGGCAGTCGATCAAGAACATCCAGCCGGACGGTGTGCCGCCTCCGTGGGGCGAACCGGGCGTAGAGCTCAACGTCGAGCAGCCGCCGCTGGAAGAGATGGGGATGCATGAGCGCATCTATGACCTTGAGAAGCTAGACCTCGTGGACGACAACCCGTTCGAGTTGCCTGCGCCGTACGACGTGACAGTTGGGCGGCCGCAGTTCTCGGTGCCGAAGGTGACGCGGATTCCATGATCCCGACCTACAAGGTCGACGCCGAGGACATGCTCAACTGGGCGCGGTACATCGAGGAAATACCAAAGGTGACGAACGCTGCGATCGCGCGCGGGCTCAACACCTACGGCGATGGCGTGTTGGAAAGGACTGCGGCCAAGATTGCCGACAAGGCCGACCTGCAAGTCCACGAGGTAATGGCGACCATCGTTGTCACGCGCGCGACGCCGCGCAGGCTCGAATGGTCGATGGATGCAAGTGGAATCCTGCCACCATCGGGAGACTGGTCGCGGCCGTGGGCAACACGCGATCAGAACCAGTTCGACAAGCAGGTGCTCGTCAACATCACGACGATGCACGACAGGTTCTCGTGCGAAGTGTGTGAACAGGCGGCTGCGTCTGGGCCATACACGATGGCCGACATCGACACGATGGTGGCGAAGTGGAAGAACTTTGAGCCAGCAACTGGGCCAGCTCCGGGCTTCCGCACCAACCTGATCCATCCGAACTGCCGCTGTGTGCTGACGCCGTTCGCCAACAAGCGGCGGTTGCGAGTGACGTTCGGAGCTGGCGAACAGGAGATGTACACGGCCAAGGGTCTTGCGGACGCCATTGCCGGCGAGCTGAAGGTTTCGATCAAGGCGGTGAAGAAGAGGGCAAAATGACGAGTCCTTACCAGCGGCTGTTGCAGCGGTCTGCGGAGGCGAACCGCAACAATGGCGTAGAGACCAACCGGCAATGCACGATCAAGGAGGTCAAGGAAGAAGGCGGCGAGCGCAAGGTGCGCTGCATCATGGGCATCCGGCCGGACGGCTCGGAGTGGTTGAGCCCGTGGATGAGCACGCAGGAACAGCGCAGCGGCCAGGAGCGCTCGCAGTCATCGCTCAAACCGGGACAGAACGGCGTCATCCAGGGCTCGTTCCGGCAGGGCACGTTTTCGGCGCAAGGCGAGGCTGATCACGCGCCACAGCCAAAGCACGCGCCGCAGACCAATGGACCGTCACAGTCGGTGGGCAAGAAGTTTCGTTCCGCCACGCACGGCGGAGAGGACGAGCAGCAGCAGGGCAGCGGCGGTAGTGGCGGCAATCAGGGCAGCAGCGGCGGCGGCCAACAGCAGAAGCAGGAGAAGGAGCACTACTGGACCAACTACCTCGTCAAGGAAGACGAGAAGCTGGAGAAGTGGACGCCGCAATCGGGCAAGTCCCAGACCAGCAGCGGCTCTCAGGGCGGCGCCGGAGGCGGTGGCCTCAACCCAAAAGGCGGCCAGCAGCAGGGCAAGCAGGGCGAGCAGAAAAAAGAAGAGAAGGCGATGGCCGTCTCGATGCACGAGAAGATGGGCCACACGGCCAAGATCGGCGACGGCGACAGCGCGGTTCGCTACGCCGCGCACGAGAAGGGCGCCAAGATCAGGGCAGGGAAGGACAACTACTTCGTGTCCGAGAAGGACAAAAAGAACCTGATCAAGTCGAAGATCGACAACTACGTCCACGCCAAGGACGGCCAGAACTACGTCAACAAACCGTGGGTCATCAAAGACTCGCCGGACGATCCGGTCCCGAATCACGACGAGGCATAGGAGCTTGCCATGGTAGGAGTTTCAAACCGCATCATGCATCTGGTGAAGCAGGCCGGCGTGCCTGCCGCGCCGTTGCTCGAGTACGAAGTGCTTGACCCGCACCACGAGCCCGACCTGAACGGCGAGCTTGCCGGCGGCAAGGTCTACAAGAAGTCTGGCAAGGAGTTCGTTAAGCTGACCGAGGATCAGGCACGGTTTTACCTCGACAGCGGCTCGATCAAGAAGGTTGAGGCGGCACCGGACGCGCAGGCGCAGGCCGCTCCGAAGAAGAAGTAGCAGCTCGCCATGACGCTCCCGGCCGACCTCGCCGGCGGCTACCTGCCGCAGCCCGGCGAAATACGGGCGGAGAACGAGCAGGCCTCGCGCTATTACCGTGTCGTCAACGCGATCTGGCCGGACCTACTCAACCAGAAAAGCATCATCGCGCCGGTCCGCAACGGCGTGAACCGCGAAACCGGCATGCTGATGCAGGGCTGGGATCACGTCGAGCAATCGATGAAAGTGATCTTCGCCACTGGTTTCCATGAGCGCATCTTGCGGCGGTGGGTGGGCTCCTACGTCCCTCACATCCTGGGCGAGATCGCGGTGCCGCGGATCATCACGCGCTTCCACTGGGCGATGGCAGAAAGCATCGAGCTGTGGGAACCGAACTACCGCATCCAGACGGTGTTCTTCATGGACACCGCGATCGAGCAATGGCAGCCGACCGAGACGTTCGACGTGGCGGGGGAGTTCAGGCTCGGCCACGTGTTCTTCCGCACCGAGGGCAACTACCGCCCGCGCGCTCATCTGGGTGATCCGTCGCCCTACATCCGCCGGGCCAACACGCTGCTGAGCCGTGGTGGCGAAATATGGGACCCGGCGCTCGGCGGACAGGTGAGCTGACATGGTAACCTTGGTTACCCCGACCCCGTCGCGCTTTCCGGTCATCCAGCCGGAGCTGCTGCAGCGCCCGTCGGTGTTGGAGACCATCGACACCGACAAGATCATCGACGACCGCATGCTGCGGTTCAAATTGCGTTGGGCTGAGGAAGACCCGCCAAACGCTGCACAGTACGACATAGCGCAGCTCGAGTTCGATCCGATCAAAATCCTGACGGAGAACGCGGCTTATTTCGAGCTGATGCTGCGGGACAGGGTTAACCAAGCCGCGCGCGCTGTGATGCTCGCGTTCTCGTTTGGCACTAACCTAGACGGCATTGCTTCGCGCTACCCGGGCGGCGTTCCGAGGCAACCGGGCGAGAGCGACGACAACTACCGCCGCCGCATCTGGTTGAGCCCAAACATCCTCGGCCCACATGGAACGACGGAGAGCTATGCTTTTTATGCGCTGAGCGCTTTAGGGGCGAACGTGTTGCGGGACGCGGCCGCGTTTACCACGCGCGGCACCGGTATTGTGACGATCCCGATCCTCGTCAACATCCCAACGTTGGCGCTGTCTGAGCAACAGGTGTTGTTCATTGTTCAGAAGCAGATCAAGACCGGGCTGATCGATCCACTCAAGGTGTCATTCGAGATCAATCCGGGCCCGCCGCCGATCCCTACGAACGACCAAATCCTCGAGGTCTACAAGTACATCATCGCCGACACACGCAAAGGCTTAACGGACGAGATCGTCATTGCGCGGCCGAAGGTGTACCAGACCCGCTACGACATCTCGTTGAAGACGTTCCCTGGCTACGACCTTGCTGGCGTGCTGACCAACGTTGTGACGGGGTTGATGCAGTTGGTCGAGAAGCAGCGATGGCTGGGCTACGATCACACGATCATGAACATCGACGGCGTGCTGACCGATGCTGGTGGCGTATACAACCGGGTCATCAAGCAGCCTCAAGGCGACGTCGTCGTCGGCCAGGACAGCGTAGTGTGGGTGACGCACATCGACATCACATGGACGGGCGTCGGCGAGTGAGCGTCGCGGTCCGCACTGTGATCGCGGCTTTGATCGCGGTACTGATCGCGGTCGCCATCGTGCTGCTGCTAGATCACGGCAAGTATTGTCCGGAGGACCAAGTGAGCGTGCTTAGCACTGATCGGTGGGTCTGCGTTAAAGAGGGAGGCAAGACATGACCCTGGGCCTTTGTTTCTGGATTCTGATGCTGATCTGGTTCGTGTTCGGACTGATCGTTCACTTCGGCTACATCGGACCTTACGGCGCGCTCGGCAGCACGCTCTTGCTGTTTGTGCTGTTCTTGTTGCTAGGATGGAAAGTGTTCGGCGCTCCGATCCATGGCTGAACTGTACCCGGTCGAGAACGACTACCCCGACCCGTTCGAGATTCCGCCGGCTGAGCGGATCGCGAATCCTGGTGCGCTGACGCTGTACCGATCGGCGACCGGGTTCGAGAAAGCTGCCGCCGACACCGATGCCGAACGGTTGATGGACATCTATGCGGAAGCGATCATCGACCAGTGGAATCCGTGGCAGGTCGCGTTTGAGCACCTGCCGTTTCTCGCTTGGGCGATGGGCGTCAACCTGTGGGAGAACTACTGGGATGAAACGTTCCGGCGCAACTGGGTCGCTCGCCAGTGGTACCTGAAGTCGGTCAGGGGCAAGCGCGCAGGCTTGGACGAGTTCGTCTCGGCGGTTCGTGGTCATGTCAAACGCTGTGTCGTTCCTCCCGCGCGCGCATATGGCACGAAGAAGCAAACGGCTGAAGAGCGTGCTGCCTACGTCGCCCGCTTTCCTCAGCTCCGCATCTACCCGTATGTCGCGCGCGAGCAGCTTCGATGGCTGTGCTTTACCGGCAAGCACTACGACGGCACCGGGCTCAACCGCATCTTTCAGAAAAACGGATCGTTCCTTGGCCCGAACTGGAAGCTGTACCCGACCGTGCAAGACGCGGGCGGCAAGTACACGCGGACGGCAACGATTTACGAGCCGCGGACCGGAGTCGAAACGACCCTAACGATCCGCAAGGTCGAGAAGATCAACATGGGTCCCGGCGCCGGCTGGGGCTACACGCCGGGTGTCTCGCAGTATGACGAAGAGGTGATCCTGCCGCTGGAGAAGCGGCCGAACTATTTCATTGGCGAGAGCGGCAAGTTCCTCGGCGGCGCGGGCAAATACGGCATCTTCCTTGGGGTCCAGCTTCCACTCCGGACGATCAGCATCGGGCGCAGTGGCTTCCTCGATTTCTACCAAGGGAAGGCACAATACCAAACGATCTTCCCGCAGGAGGAGCTGCTGAATGTGCGGCCGGAATACGTTGCGATCCGGCATCCGCGCAGACCGACCGAGCTGTATGCGGCAAGGGGTGAGTACCTGTCGCGGCCGTCCAAGCTATGTTCTCATCTCGTGGCGTCGTCGCTTGAGGTAGGCCCGCCGCAGTTCGGCCGCGCAACCGCTAAGGGCTTTGCCGGCGATGACTTGGAAGTCAACTCGCCCGTGATCGGCGTCGGTGTGCTCAAGCAGCGTCACGTGATCGTGGCGAACAACCTAGTGACGTCGATGCTGTGGTTCGGCGAACCGGGCTACCGCATGAAGAACGCGACAAACCTGAACACATCGTCTCCGGTGTTCGGAACGGCGTTGCTGCGGTACTCGGCGTTTGCCGCTCCTGCGTCGGCGGGACATCCGACGTTCACGGTTCCTGTGTTCAAGCAGGGCCACAAGCTCAACTCGTTTGCGATCATCGTTTCCGCGCCAACATTCACGCGTCCTGGCTATGCAATCCGCACGGTCAACATGACGGTCGGCTCGCCGGTCCTCGGCGCGCCCGTCCTGACCCATAACTTCTAAAACACATGCCAATCCAACAGATCGTTCCGCGCGATTTCAGCACGGGCTCGCCAGAGCTCGGGCTGACGCGTGTGCGCGGAGGACGGCCAACAGGCAAGTTCTTGCCGCGCTCCAATGCGTGGCAGTTCATGTACGAGCGGTTCTACTTGTTTGATGCCGACCGAGCGCCGGACCAGCGTGCGGCGTCGTACTACATGGGGGCTTGCCGCTTTGGCATCCACAAGTACACGGCGGAGGCGCTGATCAAGATCACGGCTGACATGCCGCAGTTCTACGTTTCAACCACGCGCTACCTACGCGGGTTCTTCCGACCGAAACAGAATGAAGCGATCCCGCGATTGCTGCGGGGCGTGCGCGCCAGCATGGCCGTTCGCGACACGATCCTTGTCGACACGACCGTGACCAGGACCATCCAGCTCCGCGACGTGCGCGTCCCAGACGGGCGTCACTACGTCGGCGAGCAGACCGAGAACTAGCCTTTGAAGCTCTGCAAGTACGCGGCCATGGTGATTAGCAGATCGGGATCGTCCTGCGCGGCACCAATCGCGATGTTGCAGGTCGAGCAAAGAATGCCACGCACCTGGTTGGTCTCGTGGTCGTGGTCGACGCACCACCCTGCGAAGCCGATGCGCTTGGTGCTCGCCCAGCCCTTGCCCTTCGACTTCGCGCCTTGCATGCCGCTGCGAACGTAGTTGGTCGTGGACTTGCAGATCGCGCAGCAGTTTCCTTGCGCCTCTAACATCGCGGCGTACTGTTCGAGCGTCAGGCCATACTTCTTAAGACGGAAAATGAACTGGGCACGGTGTCTGGTCTCTGCCCATTTTTCGGGATTCTGTTCGGCCCATCGTTTCGTGGCAGCGGCGGTGATCTCTCTGCGCTCCGGCGTCGAATAGCGCGCAGCATTGATGGCTCTGCGGCGAGCTGGGTTCTCTTTCGCCCATGCGGTAGCGCGCTCGACCATGGCCTCTTGGTTGCGCTCGTAATATGCGCGCCAGGACTGACGTTTCCGTTCAGCGCGACTCAACTTGTACCGACCAGGTGGTCCAGCGAAGAAGTGCTCGGTCAGCGCGTCTGGTGCGATCTCGTAGCGATACATCGCTCATGCCTTTCTCAAGGAGCTTCCCGATGGAGAAGACGGAAGTACGTCTAGACTTTATAGCACACATCCAGAAGGGGAGCTAAGCCATGGAAAAGATGGTGGTTTTCCGTGACAACCAGGAGCTTCAAGCCGAAGACTTCCTTAACCAGCAGGGCTGGGTCCAGCAGAGCCTCGATCACGTCGTCCTTGACGCAATCAATCCCGCCAAGGCGTACAGCGGCTTCACACTGACCAAGGCGGCGCAGACGACGATCAAGACATCGCAGGGGCGGCTCTACAGCGGCGGCGCGGTGTACGCGCGTGAGGATGAGGTCAGCATCGACCTCTACAACCAGCTTCCCGTCACGGCGCGAAAGTATTTCGCGGTGGTGGCGTGGGGCCAGACGATCGATGAGGACATCCAGCCCAGAAACTTCCTGATCGACGCCGACACCGGCATGGCAGAGCCGCAATCGGTGGCAATGCAACGCACGCGCTACTGCAACATCTCAACGGTCGCCGGCAACGAGAGCGCCGACCCGCAGTTCCCTGGGGTGGAGGCGACCTACCTGCTGATTGGCTATGTGCTGTGCGATCCGACCGGGATCATCTCGTTCACGCAGGTGACGGACACCCAGCTCGACAACCTCGAGCTGGTGGCAGCGCGGCTCGCGCAGATGGAGGCTTGGCGCGGCGTTGCGCAGGGCATGATCGACACCCTGCGCACGGACTTGGCCAACCTCGCGAGCCAGATGCTGCTCTACACGTTGCTGACCCAGTTCCAGCAGTTGGTCGATCTGGTCAACGAACTGTGGACCTACGCGCACAGGCCGGAGGCGTTCCAGTGGTACGGCACCGACCGTTTCTTGGATGAGGACGAGAGCGATCTGGCGGCCAACGTGAGCGGGGCGTATTCGGCCCGGATCGAGGAGGGATTGCGTTTTCCGCCCGGTGGCGTCGGCTGGAGCGGCCCGCTGCAGCTCCTCAATCCAGCCGAGCGCGTGATCCAAGCGTTCGACGGGTTTGTGCTGCCCAAGCCCTCGGGCGCGCGTGTACGCTATGATTGTTCGTTCCCGGACAAGCCTTGGACACCGGTCAGAATTTTGACGTGGGGGTTCTGGAACTTTCCGGTGCGTCAGCTGACACCGTCACGCTGGCGGTTCCGGTTCGGCCCGAGTTTTGTGCCGTGGCCTGCGGCGAGCGTCTGGTGGTTCGAAGCTCAGCGCGATCCGACTTACCACATCCTTAGCTTCACGACCGAAACGTGGGAGCAGGTCGAGTGGCAGGAAACGATGATTCACAACGAGCAGAGCCTGTATTGGCCTCGCCATGGCTACGATCGTTGGAATCACTACTGGCGCGACTGGGTCGAGCCCCATCACTGGGCCAAGGTTTACACCGACTTCAGCCACAGCGGTAACCACGGCTGCCAAACGTTCTACAACGCGCAGGACGGCTGGCTTTCCGGCATCACGCTATTCTCGCATCGGCAGCTCTACCAGCCACTGTCGCTCATCATCTCGGGCTGCATGGAGGACGCCACACCAGACCAAGGCAACCAGTCGCTACGGCGTGCTGTGCTCGACGCTGCGAGCGTCCAGACCTGCTACGGCCAGCCGGTTTACGCAGGCGACATCATCGTCGAGGACGTGATTACAGTCATCCTGGGCGGCCTGTTCTGGATGAGCCTACCGACTTACAACGTGATCCCGACCTATGTCTGGCCAGTCCGCATCAACTTCCCGCCGGTGTTCCTGACGCAGGGCCAGCACTTCGGCATCCACGTCCACTCGACGTTCGATCACGAGTTCTCGTTTTGTGACAACGATGCGGCCTACCAAGTGTGCCAAGGCCATTTTTGGTACAACGACGGATCGACGTTCCGCGCTTGGTCGGGCGGTCCGCGCGTCATGCGGTTCCGGTTGCATTTCTGCACCTGGGGACGCTGGGGCGATCAGTCGAGCCCGGGCGGTCAGCTCCGCTACGAGATCAACCTTGCGCCGCTCCAACTCCCCGGCGGCATTGGCGGCGTAGACGTGCTTGCCGAGCACATCATCCCAGCGGCGTGCGATCTGCACTACGAAGTGATGGTGGACGGTGTGTGGCAAGCGTTCCAGCAAGACACGCCGGTCCTCGACGGCGGCGATCCGCTACTGCAGTTCCGAGTCGTCATTACGGGTACGACCGACCTGATGCCCGGGTTCTCGTTGACGAACAGCGAGGTCGAGCTGATGCGCGCGTCAGCTCCGACCGTGCATCACATCTCTAAACCGATCACGACTGCGAGCACTCAGCACGTCAAGGTGATCAGCAAGCTGAAGAACTACGTTGAGGCGCACCACGACCTCAGCGTCGCGCTGTACTACGGCGCGACCTACGACACTGGAGGCACGGCGCAGGACGAGTTGTTGGATGACGGCACGATCGTCCGCACGACGACATTCAGTCCGGGCGTTGGGGTCACCTCGTTCCGCATCATCCACAACGGCGCGAACGACGGCGTTGGAGCACCGTTCATCGTCGGCGAGCGCATCGCGTTCACGCAACCGCCATGAGCAGGAGGAGGTGAGAGATGGCAGCAGAACCAACCGGCTACAAGGTCACGGTCAACAAGTGGTTCAAAGCCCACAACGTGACATTCCGGCCGGCCGAGACTGAGGGGCAAAAGAAGGGATTCCCGGTCTACCGGGTGCCGCTGTCCGTCTACAACGGTACGACGGACGACGGCACGCCGTTCGCCGACTTGTGCGCTACCGCAGAGCCGGAGTACCCGCGCGAATGACGCTCAATGTCTCATATGTCAACGACCTGGAGGTTAAGTCCGAGCGGACGCCTATGGACAAGGCGTTCTATAACCGCCGGTTCAAGGCGCTATGGGATGAGCTTTACCGGCTCGACGCCGAGTTCGCTGGTTTTGGTCAGGCTGAAGACACGTTGATTCAGCTCGGGCTCGTACGCATCAACACGGTGCTCGGGCCCGCGCTAACGACGATTCAGGCGGCAGCCGAGCTTGGTTTTCTGACTTGCCGGGTGACGGGAGCGAACCATTCTCTCGTGCCGGGCGAGTTTGTCGGCTGGACGGTGACCGAAGGTGCCGACCTGTTCACGCCAACGCATTTCTGTCTGGCGTTGGACGAGACCGACCCGAGCAACTGGGGCATCCTCTCCATCGACCCGGATGGATGGCACTCTACGACCGGCGATCTTTCCACTCACGTTGTGTATGCTAGCAAGACCCAGACCAGCAGCCAGTGGCAGATCGCGGCCCATGCGGGTGTTCTTCCGGCGATGGAGGACCTGCTCGTCCAGTCGGTCGCTGCCAAGGACCAGTCAGTGGCGGCGATGAACACCGTCACTGCCGACATGGTGACGGTGCAGGGCCTGATCGACGCGGTGCAGTCCGGGCCGGTGGCCTCGGTGGCGGGTAAGACCGGCGCGGTCACGTTGATCATCGGCGACATCGCCGGCCTAGTGGATGCGCTGGCGTCGAAGGCGACGACCGGGTTCGTGACATCGCAGGTGTCCGGCAAGCAGAACGCGAGCGCCAAGCTCGACGCGTTCGTCAACTTGGTGTGGGCGGCGAACAAGGTCCAGTATTCGACCGGCGCGGGCACGCTCTCGCAGTTCGACATCACCGACTACATGAAGACGCTGATGGACGACCCGGACGTGAGCACCGCGCTCTCGACGCTGGGCGTCACCACCTACATGAAGACGGTGCTGTCGGCGCCTGATTCCGCCACCGCGCGCGGAGCACTGGGAGTAGCAGCGCCTCCGGACGTTCCGGTCAAGGCCTCGACCGCGACCGTGGCGGCCGGCACCGACGACGTCCAGTTCGCGACGGCGCTCGGGATCGCGAACACGTACACGCCGAAGACAGCGGGAATCAACACCCAGACTGGCACTAGCTACACGCTGGTCTCCGACGACAACGGGAAGATCATCCGTTTCACCAGCAACAGTGCGGTGAGCTGCGTATTGCCGTCCGGCGTCACGATCGGTCACAACACGATGATCGAGCAGTTCGGCACCGGGCAGGTGACGATCAACGTGGCGACCAACGCGACCCGCAGAGCGTTCGGCGGACGTTTCAAGCTGGCGGGCCAGTACGCGACCGCCTCGGTGTTCTGCGAGTTGAACAGCGATGGCAGCCATGCCGAGTGGAACGTGAGCGGGAACCTGATCTCGTGAGACCCGCGATGCTAGGCGTGCTTGCCGCGTCTCAGGGCATCGTCAGGACGATCAACGACGGCGGTCCGGCGGTGACGATCCCGGCGGGGGTCACGATGGTCGACATCTACCAAGTTTTTGCCGGCGCGGCTGGTCTCGCTTCTCCGAACGGGATCGCAGGAGGTGATGGAGGCGCGGGCGGGGGTTGCAACTGGGGTACTGGAATCTCCGTTGTCGGTCACACTACGATCGGCGTGATCTTTTCGATCCTGATTTGGGACGGTAGTTTTTCCAGCACCATCAGCCTTCCGAACAACACCGCAGGCGGTGCTGGCGGTGCTGCCAGCGGTGCCAACGGCGGTCGCGGCGGCGCTCCTGGCACCGAGCTTGGGAACGGAGCCTCTGGAGCCGCTGGAGGTGTTCCGGCATCCAACAGCGTTCTGTCGTCATACATCGGAGCTGGTGGCATCGGCGCTGTCGGAGCAGGTGCGCCGGGGAACGGCGGTGCATGGGGTGGTGGCGGTGGTGGTGCGAGCGCTGCGGGCGGCAACAACTTTGGGACAGGTGCTCCCGGCGGAGTGCTCCTAGTCTTTCGCTGAAAGGAAATAACAGATGACGCTCACCTACCTCAGCGAAGCTCTGCGCATCGATGGCGTTACCAGCATCGATGTTTCGGACATCGAGCCTGACGAGGAGAGCGGAGGCCAAGCGCGCCGCATCGAGTTCTACACCGACGATCTCAGCGTGCTGAACCGGCGGCCGGTGCTGACGGTCATCGTCTTTGCCGGCGAAGAGGAGCCACTCAAGATTCACACGCCCACGCTCTCGTTCTGAAGGAGAACGCCATGGCCACCACGACCTACATCTACTCGGTCCCGCGCCAAGCCGGACCGCCTCCGATCACGATCCTCGGCTACTTCTCCGGCACTCCTGTCCCAGCGATGCCGGTGTGCCGGGTACCGACGCCGGTTCTGCGCGCTGTGTCGGCACGCTGCTGCGTGACCTCGCCGTTCCTGCCGATGGGGCGCTGGTACGTCTCGCCGCCGTCCCGCTACGTGTTCCCGCCGGTTCTCGTCTACCGCAGGTAAAACGTCGTCTTCGGGCATCCAGGGCCGCCCGGCTTCCATCCGCACATCACTGAAGAGAAAACAGGAGTAGCCCCATGGCGCGCCCGACGTTCGGTTTAGAGTTTTTCCGCGTTAACGACCAGCCGCAACCCGTAATTGGTGCCAACCTTGACGTGATCGGCATTGTCGGACCTTGCGACACGGCGGACGAGCAGTTCTTCCCGTTGAATCAGCCCGTCCTGATCTACAGCAACGACACCGCGTCTCTCGCCAAGCTGGGCGATGGGTCCGGCTATTTCGACGGCTACATCGCCGACGCGATCAACGGCATCAACGCTCAGCTTGCCGACTTTCAAGTGGCGGCGCAGGTCATCATCGTGCGGACGCCGTACGGCACGCACGCGGACGCCAACATCAAGCTCCAGCAAACGATCGCGAACATCATGGGCCAGTCCGTGATGGGCAACGGCATCTGGGCTCTGCTCAAGGCTCCCGCGACGCTGTACTGCACGCCTCGCATCATTCTGACTCCCGGCTATACCGGCCAGATGGCCAACTCGCTGGAGACGCTGCGCACGACGACTCCTGGCAAAGGGTACATTCCGTTTGCCGAATACACGGTCACGTTCTCGCAGGGCGTGGGTGAGACCAATGGCGCGCAGATGGTGCTTCCCTCCGCGCACGCGGTGGCGAACCAGTACGGCGAAATCCACGACCTCGAGATGTTCATCGATGAGTTCGGCGCGTGGATGACGGTGGCACCGAACGCGGTTCTGCCAGCTGCTGACGGCGATCCGATTACAGCGGAGCGCGCCAGCGGCTCGATCATGTTCCAGCGCGAGCCCGGCATCGGCAGCACGATCACGCTCAATGGCACGATTGTAACATTCGTGAGCGGCACGCCGACCGGCAATCAAGTCCAGCTCGGCGGTGACCTGATGACGACGCTCGACCGGCTGCTGACGTTCCTCAACGGCTCAGCCGACACAGAGATCAACGACAATACGTACGAGTTGACCGCCGGCACGCTCCTGATCATTCAAAAGGCGACCGGTGAGGCTGGCAACGCTTACACGATCCACACGACGGTCACCGGGGCCTCAATCTCGGGCTCGCACCTGACCGGCGGCCAGGACGCGCAAGCGCCTCAGGACGCAGTGCTGGTGGCTACAATCGGGCTCGGTGCCAACCCGATCTGCTCGATGCTTCCGGGCGTGCTCGACGGCTTGATCGGTCACGCCATCGTGGAGAGCGCCGGCACCGGCCAGATCGCGGACCAGAACTGGCGGACGACGCTCAACCATCCACGGCTGATCGGCGTGTCGGGCGGGGTCAAGATCATGGACCCGCTGTCCGGCAACATCGTCGTGCGACCGCTGGCTCC